TTATAAACTTCTGTTGTTCCATCTGTATCAAATAGTTTACGTTGTCCCCAGTCAACAGAAAGGAATGATGTATTGTCATTTAGATACTGTCCGTCCCAATCAACAACTACTGAACCAAGAGAATCTACAAGGTGACGATTGGTAATCCAGTCCACAGAAGTTGTTCCCGTTGAGTCATATAAAATACCAATAGCCCAATCTAAGGTAATAGTTGTTCCATCAGTCCATACACCTTGACGATTATCCCAGTTAAGTGAATTAAAGTCTGAAGAGTCTTTTAGAATCTGATTAGTCACATCTACACGAACACCCGTTGAGTCAGAAGCACTAGCCATCATAATATCACCTGATGTTCCGTTCAGGTCAATCGCTGTACCAACATTCACTATTCCACTATCAGGAGCAAAAGTCATTCCGCCAGTAGACGTTGTAAATACCAATCCTGCTGAATCTGTGTAGGATACATCAGCATTATCACCTGATGCTGTATGAGCAAAATTTAAGGTAGGAAATGTATCTGAAATTTCCAATCCTGCAACTGTAATATCATTCGTTGTAGTAGCACCGTTGTCTGTAACTTCTTGTAGTGTGTCTTGTGTGGCAAGTTGGTTTGCAATGTAAGTTGTAAGGTCTGTTTGGTCTGTGATTGTACCCGTGATAAGACCCCATATTGCACCATTTGTACCTGAATCCAACGCATCTTGCAATCCTGGAATGTCCTCAATGTCATATGTCTTAGACGCAACCTTAGATAGTATGTGATTAAATTCAGCATCAAAGTCAGGTACGTTCTTTAGTACCGCATAGTCCAAGACCTTCTTCTTAGAGTTAAGTTTACGTGCAATTACATCTGCTGTGTCTTTCGGAACAGATTTGATTGCTTTTTCTAGATCTTTAGGGTCTATACTACCTGTATCACCCTTTGGCCCACGTGCCCCGTCTTTACCGTCAGCTCCCTTTGGTCCAGGCACTTTGGACGCTTCACCCTGTGGTCCAGGATTACCTTGCTTTCCCTCTGCACCCTTATCTCCCTTAGGCCCCTTAATCTTTGTGAACGTGGCGTTAGGAATAGCAATACGCTCCATGCTGTCAGCAAGGCTCTCAAACTTCTTAACAATTTTATCTTGTGTAACAAGGCTGGCTTCAGCGTTCTTATTCGCCTCTTGCATCTCTTGTAATTGTTTCGCTTGTAGTTCTATTTCAAATTCATCCATGTTTTATATAATTATACCACAACGCTTGACTTTTGATGACTATCATATATAGTTTAGTCATGCAAACATTCTTCATAGTATTAGCTGCCCTTTGGGTATACAACTGGCTTATGAACCATGCGTGGGACTAACCCTCGTTTAGCAACTTTAGTAATGCCTTTTGGAAATCAATATCGTTGGTGATATCTAGTAGATCATCTAGCTTCTTTAGATTTTTCTGTAAATTCTTCTCGAGTTCTAGTGCGTTTAGTGTCTTCAAATTACCTCTTGATGGACTAATTTGTCCTCCGACAGATCTTAGTATCCCACCAGCACTGCGGAAAGAAAGAATGTCAATCAATTGGAATAGTTGGTTTCCGAATGAAGCGCCCAGTCCCTTGCTCTCCACGCGGTTCTGTAGAGCCAGGACTCGCTCAGCCATCTTCTTTGAAGAGTCTTGTAATTTGAATAGGTCAGAGATTTCGCCGTCTAGAAGCTCAAACACCTCTCTATTTTCAGAACGACTACGTGCGGCTTCTTTAACGCCCTTACGTGTGTTTTCGGCACGAACTGCTGTTACCCCCGTCAAAGGATCTCCTAGTTTTGAAAACGCATTCTTTCCATCAATGCCATAAGTCCTAGCAAGGTCGTTAATGTCTTGAACAGTTAGGCCTGTTGTTGCGGCCTTTTCACGTAATTGTGTGATAAGAGCCACTTTTTCTGCCTCTCCATTTTTAGTATAGATTTCGGTCAGATCGTCAAAAGCATTGGCCACATGATTAGTAGAAACTGACTGTTCTCCAACCTTGGTGGTTGTTACAAGGTCGTCTATTTTATATAGAGTCTTGTCTTTGGACAACACTCTGTCAAGGCTAGTTGATAGATCAGAAATCTTCTCTGATGATTTTGTATTTAAATCTTTGTATGTTTTTACATCAGATGTGTCTAATCGTTTCAATGCGTTAGCTGATTTATCACGAATAAAGGGCTTCTTGGACTGTGTGATCTTACCCACAACTTCATCAATCTCCTTATTAACCTTCTGTGGCTTAGGTAGGATATTTTTAGTCTTTGTCACCATTCGAGACAATAGTGGAGCAGATACACCAATAAGTGTTCCGATTCCTGGTGCGAATGGATTCTCTTCTCCCTCTTGTAGTCCAGATGTAACATCAAAGCTGTAACCTAATGCGGCTCCTGGTGCGACTGCCTTGATTTGCCCCGCAATTCCCGCCTTACCTGGTGTGATTATAGTGGGTAGTGCTCGTCCCGATTGTCCTGATTTAAGTCCTGCAGCAGCCTTTCCGAACGTTCCTGCTGCTAAAGTATCAACAGTAGCTGCTCCCACTTGCCCGATGAATTGCTTGTTAGTCGGTAGTGCTTGTCTTTGTGACTCAATCTGCTTTTTGTTAGCTTCGATAGTGTCCTGGTTTGTATTAAATGCACGCTTTAGTTGTGTGGCATCTTCTCCACGAGCCTCTTTGTCCCTAATTCGCTTTCTTAGTTCAGCCTGTTGTGTACCTAGTTGTACTGAACTCTCAGCAAGAGCTTCAAAAGACCCCGCATCTCCCAATGCCTTACCTGTTTCTAGTAACCCAGCGTGTCCTGGTAGCAGTGTCTTTGCAATCTCCTTGCCTGTCTCCTTAACGAAGCCAAATCCCTTAAACTTATCAGCCTCCTCTTGGAACTGTGCAGTCTCGCTCTGGAATCGTGCAATCTTGTCTGGTCGTGATTCTGGAATAGCTGGTACATCAAATCTACCACCTTCAGGTTTCTTAAACTTCTTTTCAAATTCGGCTCGTGTAATTTTGATGGGCTGTTGCGTAGATACTACAGGAGATTTACCAAATTTCTTTTCGTATTCTTCTCTTGTGATTTTTATAGCCATAGTTAGTCTGTAAGCTCATACTCTTGTCCATCTGGGCCAATCACCGTGTTTGATCCAACCACATCAGTACCGTAGTCATTGACATTGGCCTGTCTAACAGCGTCTCCCCATTTTTGAACACTCTCCCTAATCTTGTTGAGGTTCTCTGTAATTTGTGCATCCGATTGACCAATATCAAGAGATCCTAGAACTGCCTGCAGTGTAGACAATTCTCGTTCAGAAACTTGTCCCAGTGCACCTCCTGTTGGTGATGCAGCACGCATTTCTTGAAGTTCATTAAATCCAATGTTCGCCTTGATTGTTTCGAGAGTCTGATTGAAGTCGAATGAGTCTGTTCCTGGAATCTTAGATGATCCAACTCGCAATAGTGCGTTTCCTTCTGCGTCAGTAAATTGAGTCAACGCTTTATCCACAAACTCAATGATTGTGTTCTTTTTAGCATCTGCAAATCCTGTGAACTGATCTTTCAACTCTTGACCTCGTCCAGATGCTATAATTTCGCTAATCACATCACCGCGCTGTGATGGTGTAAGGTCTTTAAGTCCAGCAACACCCTGAAGGATACCTTCTGTCAAATTAGACACATCTAATCCCGCCCCTATTCCTCTTGAGCCTGTACCTGCGGTTGGTTTGAATGTCTTAGCTCGTTGTGCGATTACGTTACCTTGTGCATCAAATCGTGCCTGACCTTCTGATAGGTTGAATTGTCCCTCTCGAGCTGCCGCCGCCTCTGCTGCATCAGCCTCTGCCCTAGCTGTAGAGTAGCTTGATAGGATTGTGCCAGTATCTGTGCCATAGCTTTCAGCGATAGCTGCGATTTCTTCTGGATCCATTTCGCTAGGGTCAAATCCCTGTGCGATAAGTGATGATGTAAGATTAGATAGATTTTGTGCATCTCGCTCTGTCTTAGCACCTAAGAATGTAATGTAGTTATCTACACCACTCTGTAATGCAGCTCGCTTGGCCGCAATCTCTTCTGCTGCTGCCGCGCGCCCTCGTCCCATGATAGCTGCGATAGCTGCGCCTCGCTCTGCCCCAATAGATCGTTCAATACCAAGGTTCTGTCCTAGTACCTGTTCCTTCTGTGCAGCTCCAAAGTCAGAACCTAGTGTTCCTGATCGTCCTGCAATGGCTCGTGCTGAACCTAATCGTCCTTGACCTTCGATACGTGCTTCATTTAAAAGTTGGTCATATACGCGGTTAGCGGCATCAATCTCACCCTGGAATTGACGCATTGTGTTACGACGAATCTGGTCTACATTCACATCTCGTGGAATAAATCGTGATTCATCTAATACATCTGCAGCAGGAGCTTGGAATGTTCCAAGAGCCTCTCCGATAGTCTGCTCAGGTGCTCCTACGCCTCCTGCAGCGTGAAAAGCTGGAGAGTCAAACACATCAGCACCAAAGGTTTGTGCTTGTGGTTGCGGTGATGTTCCTCCTCTAACAGAACCGTCGGGTAGTAATGTTCCACCCCCAGTCCCAGGCACGATGTCTCCCTCAAAGACACCTCCTCGTCCCAACTCACTTATTCTTCTATCATCTAAAATTGTAGGCATATTAATATTAAATTACAGTTACAATGATCTGTCCGTCTCCACCAGCTCCAGATGTTGCTGTAACCTGTCCTTCTGCAAAACGAGCGCACCCAGCACCTCCCCCACCCCCTCCTGGTACTGAACCAGCTGTGGCAGTAGCATCACCATTTGTAGTACCAGCCCCAGCACCTCCATTTCCTCCAATTTGTGAAGTCCCACCAGCGGCTGAATTTGCGTCATCTCCAGTCGCATGTCCTCCTCCACCACCAGCCCCTGAGAAGATAGAATCAGAGCCAGCACCACTTCCACCACCTGCACCAGTACCCTTTCCTCCAACAACACTGTAAATACCAACAGCTAACCCATTTCCTCCATAAAGAGGTGTCCCAGGAGCGCCCGCTTCTCCAATAGCGGTTGTATCACCATTATCTCCAACACCGAATAACCCTCCGCCTCCGCCTCCATAAGATACAGCCGATGGTGATGTTGATGAACCTCCGCCTCCGCCTCCATAAGCATAAACAATAGAGCCAAATGAGGATACTCCTCCTGGATTTCCGTTAGCAGAGTTGTCTGTCTCCACTTTTGCTGCACCCCCCGCACCAACAGTTACAGTCTCTGTACTCCCTAATTCAGCGAAGTTAATCCACCTTTCTGTGTAAGCGCCAGAGCCACCACCACCACCATTTCCAGCAGCATTTCCATCATCGTCTTCAGAACCAGCACCACCAGAGCCACCTGCACCCCACGCTTGAACCAGTACCATTGTTCCTGATGAGGGTTTTGTCCATGTTCCAGATGCAGTGAATGTTTCTTGACTTAATATTAGTTCAGGGTCGATTTTGCCTGTCGAACCAGTCTTTACAACCTGATTAGTATTACCCTCCATTGTTTTGTAGTACAAGTACGCACTAGTAATTTGAGTCCAGCCGTCAGTTGTGTTGTTGTAATAAAGAGTTCCGTCACCACCTGAAGTATCTCCACCTAGGTTTGGATGATTTGAGTTGTCTGAAGTAGATGGTTGTACATCAATCCAGTAAGTATCTCCAACTGTCAATGATGTATACTCAGAAGCAAAAATGGCTTCAAATTCTGCATCGTCCGTTAGTAACAACCAATTAGCATTAGAAATAGTTGCTGTTGCAAGAGCTGATCCACTTGGTTCTCCTGAACTATCTGCCTGAAGAGTTACAACCACGTTACCTGTGAATGTTCCCGTATCTGCTTTCTTGTGCAATTTAAATCCTCGCATCTTAGTTTTAGACGCTGTAAATGACTGTGCAAGACTATTCTTCTTAGTTGTTGCGTCAGCTTCACCAGCCTCAATAGTATTTGTAGATGTTGTCTGAGTTTGTAAGTCAGCAGATTGTGTTAGGTCATCAGTATCAATATAGTCAGTAATCCTGTTCTCAAAGTTTACCAGAATATCAGTAGTGCTTAGAGCAACACCTGCAAAGATGTCGTTAGTAGGAGCTGATTCTGTTAAATCTCCAGCAGTAGCGGAAACATACTGTGTAGCACCAGCAGTTAGGCCTGTCTGGTTATCATCAACACCACGTACCAATACACCTCCAGTGATAGCACCTCCGTCTGTACCAGCGCCTTGTGCGATACCAAACTGCACATCATCACCATAAGTAGTATCAGCATCAGCCAATTTCCACTCTTGGTCAGCAGTATCAAAGAATACTACGTCTCCAGCGGCAAGAACCTCACCACCGTTACCAGCAACGATAAGACCTGCAACAGATACAGTACCTCCGTTAGTGTTATCCAAAACGTATCCGACAGTAGCAACCTCAGTTCGGCTTGCTAGAGTAGGCTCTGCATCATATTCAATAGGGTTGTCGCCATCAAGGTCTTTTTCACCACGAAGAGTCTTAACAACGTCCAAAATAGCTGTGAAATCTGAGATAATCACAGGTGAACCTACACGGTGTTCATTAACAGCACCAGATGTCTCTACACCTTGGCGTGTTACTGTACTAACTGCTGTCACAATCTTTGTAGACCCATCAAGTGTACCTACAAGGTACTCCTTGTTTGATGATCCATTGTTAATCGTGAAACAGTATTGACCGTCTGCAAGCACAACAGAACTATCATCTGTAGCAGATGATAATGTAAAAGTAGTGTCTCCAGCGGAAATTTTCGTACTAAGACTTGTATTGAAGTCGGCTACAACCTTTCTTATATTTACTGACATGTATTGTAATTAAATTCCCACTCGTTTGTTACTAATTATACCTTAATATTGTGGATTGTCCAAATCTGTGGTCTCACCATCAAGGCTTACATTCTGCTTAATTCGGTATTTCGCTGGAATTTTATCCTGATAACGCCATATGTCATGGTCTTCAATACTTTCCAGGTCAAAATACCCAATGGCATTGGCCACAAATCTCAGCTTTCTCTTCTGGAATTTAGACATTTTAGCCTTAATTTCCATGTAGTAATCTGACACATTCACAGTATCGTCACCTCCTATTACCTCATTACCCACCATATATGTACCCACAGCGTGAGTCGCTGAGCCATCTACATAAGAACCGTCGCCACGAATAGTACCGATCAGCTGTTCTCCTCCGTCATCAAGGCTGATATATACTGATACATTCTGGTCTGGTGCAATAAGTCCCTTGAAACGTAGTCGTTTCACTCTCTTAAGTTCATTATTTTCAAACTCCTCGTTCTTAGACTCCCAGAAGTTAGTTATTGAAATGCCAAGGTCATCAAACCCTGTGAACAGTTCATGTGTTGCAGTAGATACTGAATCACCACCATACAGAACTCCTGCGTTCTTAGTAAAGGTACGCACGCCGTATCCCACAGAATCTACAGTATCAGCCTTAACGTCGCACAATAACAGTCGGTTATTATCATCAGAATCCTCACGACAAGCAACTACAATATAAGTATCCCAGCTGTCAATAGCAGTATCAGCATATGTATAGTCCTCAAACTTAAAGTGAGGGAACATATCCTTACTTGTGAAGTTATCACCAAGAGGGTTTCGTTCAATAATACTCAATCGTGGCTTAGACTCGTTAGCGGTATTCATAAAGATAATACCCAGTCCTGTACCAACAGCAGAGCGTAATGTAGCTACACCAATATCTGTTCGGAAGATCTCATTAGTAGGGTCTGTATCCGCAGCATCCAATGTGAACTTGTAACATGAGCTTTCCTTCAAGGAGAAGTATGAACCATCAAGAGGGATAACTGTCTGAATCAAGTCACCTCCTGCGTCCTGACGAATAACAAATCCTTCACCAGCCTGTCGTGGTGACGCTTTTCGATAGTCCGTAACTCCACGTAAGTTACTATCCTCCCACTGATAGTCTACAGTTCCTACTCCTGCATTTGACACAGTATACGCGCCCGTTGTGTAGTTAATAGTTCCTGTTCCTCCAGCATCTCCAGTAAGAACACCATTGAAGTCATCAGTATACACTTCACCTGAACCTGTAATAGTAAGCTCTACCGCAAAACATGTGCGTGTAGCACCACCAGCCTTGAAGGCTAGTGTTCCTGACAATGATGTTGTTGCCTCACTCGCCACTGTTGTGTACACCCCAAGACCAGCATCAACGCCGTCTTGACTATCAATCCATGAACCATAGAGTCCTGTTGGGTCGTCTTTTCTACCCCACAATACAGTACGTCCGCTGTCAATAAAGGCAAATCCTTTGAAATTGGTGTCTTCTACATATAAAGATGTATTGTCTGTAGGATTGGCTGTACATACTTTGTAAATACCGTCCTCTCCAAAGAAATATGTAAATGCCCCAGCAAGTGACTGGTAGTTAGCTCCAACATAATCAGCTGTCTCAGTAAGCCCAGTAACAACATCTGTCCACACATCTGACACAAGAGCCTGGATAGCAGTTCCTACTTTACGAAAACGAACCGCAGTACCATCTGCGCGGTACCCCGTATGTTCCATATAACTTTTTCCAGCAGCACCATCACCTCCGACAGTTCGTCGTCCATTAGCAAGTTTCACTCTCCCATCACGAGTTATCCAGCCTAAAGAGTTAGAAGCAGCATCGTCAGGAATTATTTCATCCTGAAGAAGGTTATGTGTTCCTGATGCAAATCCTTTAATTTCTTTTTTCTCCATAATTATAATACTGCAAACCGACTATTCCACATAATCATACTATCTAAGTATGTATTATACTTAGCATCATTCTCACGAGCATATGACTTAGCCTTGTCAGACTGTTGAATAATAAAATCGTCCACACACATTCCATGATAGATAACATCGTGGAATCTATCTGGGAATACTGGTGAAGTAGATGTTGTTAAATCAGTAGGTACAGCATGATAGTCAAATTCTACAGACTTAGCTGACGCTGGCTGCTTTGTGAACACCAATCGGTCATTGTCTAAATCAACATACGCATAACCGTCTTGGTTAAGATACTGGCGACGATCAGCGTAAGATACAATCTTCACAGGAGAATACTCTGTTCCAACAAATACTACAGGATTAGAAGCCTCATAAGCTGTTATATCAGAGTAGTTTCGGTTAGATGCAACGTAAGCAAAGTCGCTAGGTAATGCAATATAATCCACAGATGTTGACTGTGTACCTGAGAACTCCTTATGAAGAAATGCCCACTCGTTCTGCATACATACGAATTGGTATACCTTATTTACTAAATCTAACGCTTCATCAGACGAAAGCTCTGTAGTGTCGTCCATGAATAATTCAAACTTTTTAATGATATTGGCTGCTGTCATACTATTTGTTTAATTTATAACCCAAACCCCACACTCCATAGAGTGAAGTGTAGAATTGAGTCGTAAACTACGCAATGATTTTTACATCTAGGAACTGCTTTGCTCCGTCTGCGAAAGTTTTGATTCCAGCTAGGTAACTTGAGAAGATGTTTGATCCTCTTCGGTCAGCTGTCTTTCGTACGTCAACTGGTGACACGTCTTGTGTAACCAAGTCAATTGCTCCTTTCTTACCAAAGTAAGAGTGGATGAATGGACTTTCAAATGTATCTGTACCATCTGTAAGAGTTTCTGAAACGATAAGTCGTCCAGCTCCTTTACATACAAGTGTCAACGTGTCAGCTGATGCTGAGTCTGTTGCTGTAACTTGTAGAGCATTCCAAGTAGCTTGGTCTGCTGCTGAAAGAACTTGGTAACCAGTGTCTGTTGCTTCTGCAATCGCTGTATCAATAGCGTTCATAGCTACTGCTGCGTTTGCTCGTGTAGCATCAACTGCTGATCCGATGTGAAGTCCTCCTGCTGTTGCTAGAGTAGCTTCAAAAGTGAATACAATTCCGTTAACAGTTATTGTATCTCCATCAGTAGGGTTTGTTGCTAGTCCCAACACTACTTCTCCTGTTAGGTTGTTAGAAACATATACCTCTGCTCCGTTTACTGAACCTGCGTATCCGTTTCGGAATGTTGCTCCAGCAAGGTCAATGTTCTTACTCAATAGGTATTCTTCAATATCTGCTACTGCGTAAGCGTCTACAACAAGAGCCATGTTTGATGAAGTATCAATGTTCTCTGCGTATTGTAGTTTAGCGTTCATTCGTGCCACCATTTGAGGAACAGTTGTGTTGCTCAAAGTAATAGGTGTACCTGTTGAAGCTAAAGTAGTTAGGTCTCCTGTGTCAAAAGTGTTATTTGCGTTTGACACTTCTCCGAAGAATCGTGCGTCAAGGTCAATAGCAACTTTCTTTGCTACCTTTCCTCCAATCACTTCTCCTGGGCTAAGTGGACCTGCTTGAGTCATTTCACCATCTGATAGGTGGAATGTTGCTTCTTTTTCGATGTTAACTTGAATCAATTCTGTTGAGTCAGTTATTGTGTCGATTGTTGAAGCTGAACCTCGTGTCACGTCTCGCACTTGAACACCTGAGATGTCGTAAGCGAATCGTTCCAAAGATTCTCCATAAGTTAATTCACTCATGAATCGAGAGTTTGCAATAGGTTTTGAAACCAATACTTTCTGGAAGATTTCTTGGTAACTATTATCAAATTTCTCTTGGAAATCGTTTAATGCCATTTATTTGTAAGGTTAAATACTAATTAACCCATTCTCAAGATTAGAAGTTAATTCTTTTCTCTAGGCCTTCGTTGTACTCTTTTTTAAGAGTTGGGTCTGCCATCACTTCTTTGAAGTATGCAGGGTCTGTTTGTGCCTTATTAAGATCTAATTTCTGAGGTTCTTGTCCCCCTCCTGGTGTCGTTGTTTCAGCAGAGCGTCGTCCAGTAACAGCTTTGCCATAGGTCTCCTCGATAAGTTTAGATACTGTCTTATCTTGGTTCTCTGGTTTTTGGGCTAGCGTCTTAATAACGTCAGCATTGATTATGTCAGAATAATCTGGCGAAATCTCAAGTGCGTTATCTAATAGAGTTGCAAATTTCTTATCAAATTCTGCAGCAGCTTCTTTGGCCTCAATGCCTTTGAATCTATCTTCAAACTTTGATATTGCTTTCCCCTCAATAGCTTGTGCAAAGTCAGCAAGGAACTCCTGGCTAACGTCATGCTTAGATGACAGATCTTTAAGATCTAGGTCTCCAACAACGGATTCCTTTGTATCTTTATCATCTTTAAGAGAACGAATCTCTTCTTTCAATTCCTTCTTCATGTTTTCAAATACATCAAAAGGTATTGTGTCTGGTTTACCACCCTTCTTTGTCTTTTCAGACGCAGGTAGTGAGTCACCAATAGTCTCTTCAGCCGCTGGAGCCTTCTCTTCTGTCTCAGTAGCATCATTGACATCTTCAGCTTTTTCTTCTTCAGGCGCTTCTTCCTGTTCCTGAGGTTTTGTATCCTCTTCAGGTTGAGTAGGTGTTTCTTCATTCATATTTTATCCTTTTTATTTAAAGCGAGGTAAGTGCCTCTCTGATAAACTTGACCGAGTTTACCCTCGTTATTAGTAATTATACCTTATAAATGTCCTTGTGACAATCTCGTAAGGTAAGTCCTGCGTCCGACAGCCGAATGGGAAGCTGACAGGCGCAAGACACACCTTGCGATGTGCTATTGAAGCTCTTCTTCTAATAGTTCCTCAATCTCTTTCTTGTTGCCTTCTGCCTTAATTAGAACCCGATAAAGGTCTAACTTAGCCTTAAGGTCAGCACACAGAGCTATCAACTCCACGTGACTTTTATCCTTAAAGGAATTAGACAATGTCTCTACAGCATTAGCTGTATCTTGTCTAAGAGTGTCAACAAGAACTTTCCCGCCCTTAGTTTGAGCAATAACAGCAATTTCCGCGTACTTGCTGATATCCTCCTTCATTTCTTCTGTTTTATTTTTCGTCATTGGCTAGGTCACTTATGTTAACTACTTCTGGAATATCAAGTTCTTTCATGATGATTGCCATTTCTTCGGCAATCTCTTTCTTTGCATCCTTATATATTTTGAGTAAGTCTGCTTGTTCTGAACGATTCTGGATAGCCATATGATAAGTACATAGGTGTGAACGGTGTTCTGGGTCAACATCTAATACTTCTGGATGATGATCTTCAATGTTCTTACATTCAGCATCGTGGATACGACGCTGTGCATCTATCTGTTCCATAGTCTTATCAACCTTCTGTTGTTCTGCCTTCATTTCTGCGAAGGTAAACTTCGCACTAATATTACCTTTCTCAATAATTTGAGCATAAGGATCTTCATTCTCTTCAATCACCTTATAAGTATATTTTGTCATTCTTAAAATTGGTTAGCTTGATTACTTGTAATCTCTTGAGATGTCTCTTCAATAATCCTTCGTGGCTTTGGAATACGTCCACCGCCCCCATTCAAAGGATTAGTATCATCAGCAGGGTTTGTAGGATTCCCACCAGAAGTCACCCCATTAGGGTCTTCTGCCAATGAAATCTGCATTGCCTGTTGCTTCAATTTCTGGATTTCCAGTTCACGAACCATGTTTTGTACAACAATAGGGTTCAGTGAAGCCATGTATCGCTCCAGTCCAGCAAACTGTTCTGCCGTAATATCTTCCTCATGGTCTGTGAAGTAGTCCACAAATCGTTGTAGGTAAGCTGTATTAGCGTGCAAGTTTGGCTTGAATACTTCTCCCTCGAGGATTCTTTCTATATCGCGATCTGCTTCTGCCATTAGGTTGGCATCTCCAAATTCAGACACATCCAGCAACTCTCGCATCTGCTCCTCTGTCATTCCAGAGATTTGCCCCTGGATTTCTACTGACTTCTGAGGATTAATAACGGGGCTTCCGTTCTGTGACTGTAGGAAGTTCAACTTAGCTCTCTTGTCAGCAATTGACAACGCTTCTTCCGCAGCAGATGATTCTACTTGAACTCCGAACTTATCGTTCTTCCAGAAGATATCCTTCTTACTAATCTCTTTAATATCAATTCCGTTTGGCCCAAGTACATCTATTGCCATCTTCTTTGATAAGTGTTCTCGTACACCATTCTCATATAGAGAAGCGAAACGTCGGTAACCAAAGGCATATGATTTATTCAACAGTCCGAAACGATCAGCTGTGTTAGCCTGGTTCCCTTCGTAGATAGTAGCTTTACCACCAGTATCAGCTACACCCTTAGATGCTGCTGTAATACCCAGCGCCTTCTCCTGAATACTCTCAAGAGTGGCGTATACATCCAAAGGAGTCTTGATGCTAGGAGTCTCTACAATCTGCATTGCCTTCTGTACATCAACACCACCCTTAGTTCTAATAACACCCCCCTTCTTGTACTTAATGTCTGCCAAGTTCTCTAGAGCTGTAACATCAACCAATTTCTGGGGTTTGTTAATCTGCTCCGCATTATCAAGCATCTGGTTTACAGATACTGACTGCGCCATGAATATCTCACGCACAAAGTCTGCATATGAAGGAGTCCAGAACTCTGTCAAATCAGGAAATGCTGCCCATGTCCAAATCGGCCAATCGTTATTAGCAAACACATCCTTCAACTCCTCACAACGAATAGCACGAGCGCCATTCTCATTTAGCAATAGGTAATAACGCACACCATTATATGTTGTGTACCACTCCCAGAACTTATACTTATCAGGGTCAACAATCTGCTTGTCAGTATCAGTCACGTTCTGTGCTGATGTTCTGTTCTTCTTGTTGTTCTCCTCAGTACTGTTCTCATCGGCATTACCATGACCGTCAATCAACTTGTTAATCTCAGTCTTTATATATAGACCCTTATCCGCCTTCAACTGGCTCTTAGTCTTTACAACCCCATAACGACCCATGAACATAGCCTTATCAATATCAATACCTCCAGCAGAAGGATCAATCAAGAAGTCATAAACATCAATGTTCTCCAGGTGCGGTGTATATCCGTCCTGTGAATCAGCATGATAAGCATACATAGCCCTACCATACAAAATACCCTGCTTCTTTCCTACAAGGTCTTTAAGATCCCAGAAGTCACGGTTCGCATCAAATGATGCTAGTGAGTTAAGTCTTTCAACACGAGGCTTCTGTGCTGGCTTTCGTTTAACGAACTTAAACTTCAACGGTTCGTCAATCTTAGACATCAGCGTATGAACGAACTCTTGCATTCGTCCTAGTTCCACATTCGCTCTTGAATCATCAGACTTCACCTTCACTCCATAGTACATTGACTCGTTTTTAGCCCAGTTCCCAATCTTCCCCTGCTTGTGCTTACGAGCAAATTCTATTTCTGAAAGAGCCTGACTCACGATTTTATCGCGTATCTCTTTTTTTATCATATTATTTTATATTACGGCCGAAATCCACCTTTCATCTTCTTTGTTAGTGCCTTCTCACGAGCCGCTCTTTTCTTCTTCGCATCTGCCTTCTTCTTTGCTTTAGTCTTTGCTTTAGCTCGTCTTTTCTTAATCTCTTCCTTTGTCTTTTTTGCCTCACCCTCATTTAATAAGTCCTGTAAGTCAGGCCACAATGCAACAGAGCCATTCGGATTTCGTCTTGGTGACTTTGTCCTCGCTCGCTTAATAATGGCCAACTCCTTATTATCTCTTTTTATTGACCTTGAAGACTTAAGCCTTGCTGGTGCAGATAGTATATCTGAAGTAACACCTACTGCCTTTCTTTTGATTTTTCTTCTGGTTTTTTTCTTAACTAATGCCATATTTATTTATTTATTTATTTTACTGTAAATCCCTTCTTTGCTGCCAAAGACTCCGCTAATTTAGCAAAATCCTTGCCATGAACCTCCTTTGAGTACTCTCGTACCAAGTTTCCACCGTCAAAAACCGATACAGACACCTTCTTTGGAGCTGATCGTGGCTTTCTAACAGATTTTGTTACCTTTTTTGCTGGCATAATCTAATTTTATTACTATTAATTGTAATAATTATACCATGAACTTGACAATCACACTAAATTCCGATGTCAGAATATGTTTCTGGCTCATTTAACTCCTCCAGCCCCTCGGAATACCGCCGTTGAGCAATCTGCGTCTGCATTGAAGCACTATCCGCCACGTCATCATGTACGTTTACTGGGTGTCGCATTAGCTCATTCTCCAAATCCCCACACTCCCCCTTCAAATGGAAGATACTCCCCGCCTCGTACCGTGGCAACAGCCACTCAATACGCGCCTCCTTCTTCTTATTCTGATGCTCCACCTCCACTATATACGGATATACATTCCTCTCGCGCATCTCCTCCTGCAAGAAAGGCTTAATGACACTCGTATACATCCCCTTCTCAATCCCTATCTTCTCTGGATGATATTGGTTATGAAGCCCAAATATCAAATCAATCACCTCTGTCGGCGTGATCTTCTTCCTAAACGACTTCAAATGCCACATACCCTCGGTGTCCACCCAGTTAATCGTAATCCCCGTATAGTCCGCCTTCGCCTCCTGTGACACCGCCGTATCAATAGTCACATAACAAGCAGTACTTTTCGCCGTTATGTCATCCCACTCCACATATTTAAACATCTCCTTATGAAAAATCTGATGACTGTAATCAACAGGCTCATTCATCATTTCCGCCAAGAACCTCCTATTACCCTCATCAGGACTAGACAACCGCTTCTCAATCGTCTCAATCGACACCTTATCCACATTATCCCCAACTTTATCCACATCATTCCGCACATACTTCCCTGGCCATGTAGGCTCATCGCTTACCATCACAGGGATATTCCTAATCATTATCTTATCGTCCTCCTTCGCACGATCCATCAACCACTGCACATTACAGTACTCCGAAATGTAGTTCCCCAAATAAAGCACAAAAGCATTAGGTGCCAAACCTCCCTGGAACTCCCCAATGTGGTTCCTGATGGACAGTGTAGTAGCCTCCGATGCAATAGTCTTATCCGTCTCAAAGTCATCCAAAATCACCGCATCAGGACGAAACTGTCGTGACAGCCTACCTCGCACAGGCTCCTGAGTCGAGTGAGCCTCCACACGCACCCCGTTGTTCGTAATGAAGTTTGACACCCTCTTCTGCGTCACCTCATTATTCTCCCTCTTAGCATTATACATCTGCCCGAAATCCTCCACCAAACGCTTGTTCGTCTGCATTTCCAACACAATATCGAACAAGATACGCTCAGCATTCTCCTTAGAATACGAGTCCACATTAATATAGTTACGCTTATTATATGCCGCCAAGTAGGTAACGAAGCCCTTTGCAATAGATGTTTTAGCCGATTCACGAAACGCAATCCACCCAACCTCCCGCAACTCACAATTAATCATCTTCGCCACGTCGCTGAACATATCATAGTGGAAGTCAGCAAAAGGATAGTTCACATAATCAACAAAATAATACACGAAAAAGTAAGGGAAATTCTCCTCCTTAGACAGAATATACTTCCTCTCTGCAGGGGTCAGCTCCGCTATCATTTTGATTTTCTTAGGGTCTATTGCCATTCTTTTTGTATGTTGTCAAGTTATTGAAAAAAAATTATATATATATTTCACCAGGTGCGTGGGGCGTTGTCAATTATTACCTTAATCACTTATGCCATGGGCGTGGGGCGTTGTCAATCCATAAATAATGCCATGGGCGTGGGGCGTTGTCAATGGATTGGAAAAATTGATTATACTATTTTGCGGCACCCTAACTTTTATCAACCGAACGAAGGGCAAGGGTCAATTACTACCCCCTCCCCACGCACCACGCGCCTAGCACCATGGCCACAGCCACGATCGCAATGCCTGCCCACGCGTCCACTATGAACCTGTACACAAGGACGGCTAACGCAACACCTAACAGGCACACAGCGCCAAGCGCCACGCACCATAGAATGTCTCCAATCATTTGTTTATTCGTCCGTTTCATTTGACTCTTTGCTAAATGTGTTGTTTAACTTCTCCATTTGCTCGTCACTTAGCGCCTGTACTCCCTCACCTAGCGAGGTGTGGTCAATCCTTTGGATAGGCTTGCCGTCTACATAGTTCCATATCAATTGGATCATTGCCTTGTCACCTTGCTTTGCTAACTCTAGCACCTTGTCCACTATCTCCAAATCAGCAGAGGCGTGTCGCCCCTCGCCAACAATAGACAAGGCGTTCTTTAACTTGCTAGTCATGTTGATAGCGCCAGCAGGTCGGCCGTTAGGGTTGAGCACTTGACCTTTGGCAAGCTGACCAAGTGCATTGCGCTTTACTTTGACTACTTCTGGCTCGATGACTGGGTCATCTTCCTCATTTAAATCGCTTACAGGCGCGTTTTGCGCCTCGCTTTTGTCTAAATCCTCCTCATTTTCTATTATGTTGCCATTATCATTCTGCATTTGTACTAATTCTACCCTACAAAAGACAAAAGCGCAAGTCACCTTGTGCTAGTGTTCTTGCGCCTGTTGTCTGGTGATCTTGCGCCTGTTGTCTGGTGTCCTTGCGCCTTGTGCCTTATCCTCTAAAACTCTACATCGTCCTCAATAGAGGTTCTATATTTCTCTAAACCTAAAGGGATAAGCTCATTTAATAACAACTCCTCGGCAGTATTCCAATTTGATTTTGCTAGAATACTATTCATGTCATTAAACTTGTCCTCCTCCAATATAACTATAAACCTATATAATTTATCCATGATTTTTTTGTTGATAAGCTAAAAATTTTGCCCTTCTCTCCTCCTTATCGGCAATCAGCGACAATTGCCTCTCCTTCTCCAGTGCCTTTTCACCTTTTGGAATAAGATATTCTCTAACAAGCGCGCTAACAGTCTTATTATTAGTCTTACCAAGCTCAAAAGCAAGAACCGCCATCGACTTAATCCTTTGCTTATTATTCTCGTCTAACATGATCTCCACTCTTTTATTTTTCATATTATCGTAATTTATACCACCAATAATACCCTACATAATATCAAATCGTATATTTTATAGCAATTGACAAACAACGCTATTTAAGGTGAAACAGTCCATTTTTCCGTTAGCATAAAAAAATCGTATATTATTTAATACGAAAGAGCCTACAAAACTATCAAAACACACAAAACACAAGCCAAACGAGCCTTTATATTAGCCATCAAAAAGAGAAAACCCTCAAAAGAGGGCTATAAACAACAACATATTATACAATATCGTCGCCATTCGGAGGCGACCTCCCCGTGTGGGGGGTCTAGCCCCCTAATGGTACACCTGTCAAGAGAAAAAGTCAAGACACGAACACCAATACAACACAGAACCAACGCACCTGTCAAGAAAAGCGACCCATTCTGCCCCTCAATAGTTATCCACAGTCAGTCGATCAAAAGTACTTGACAATGATATGGTATTTGATACACTTTAATACAGATCAGGCAACTGGTCATACTAACAACTAACAACATACAACATGGAAAACAAAAAAGAAAGCATTGAAATTACAACAAGAAGTATAATCAGTCAAAATCTACAAGAATTAATTAACGCAAGCGAAAAGGGTGAGATAGCTCTGCCAGACTATATAGACAAATTGGAAAATACTTTATCATTTGCTAAAAAGAACTTAACTAAAATATCATAAACATGCATACACTAAACAAAAATTACCAGAAGAATATTGAGATACTAAAGGAAAATCTTAAACTTGGAATGCCAATAGAACAGGCTAGAGAAGCAATAGGCAACATGGAGCAACAATAAAAGAGTTTAAGAATATGGAGGAGGGTATAATATGGTGCGAGAACTATTGCAACCACAGCGAAGAGGTGATTATACGAGCAATTAACAACTAACAACATATAACATGGAAAACAAAAAAGAAATCGAGCGTATCACAAAAGTGATTGAAAATATCAAAGGGCTAAACGATAAAGACGAACTAATATACTTTATTGAAGGCTACTTATACGGCGACAAGACAGTCAAAGATCTGGAGGACTATATATCAGAGTACGCAGACGGACGAGTACCTGTATATAATCACGACATTATAAAGGAATGGGGCGACACACCAGACGCACATGAGCTAACTCTTGAAATTGTTGGAGAGTACGAGCCAAAGAAATCAATCATTGAAATGATGATGAGCGATTTATACTTCTGGCACGAGGAACAGTTAAGAGAGGACTACAACACACTAATGGAGACATTAGAGGAGGAGGAATAAAAGCGGTTTTTACATTGCGAAATTTATCAATCTAATTAAATAACACCATGCAACAAGAACATACACCACTAGAGAACTTACAAGATGAAATCCACAACACACTTTCAGAAATGGAAAATAGTGATGAAAGTATGAAAGTGTTGGAGAAAGCTATGAACTATTTTTGCGGTACTTGGGATATTTGCGAGGGTTTCAAGCACGCAATTATGGAAACTGTTGACGACCAAGTCAACAATCACGGCAACGAACAGCAACAATCAGACTTCAAACGATTATTAGATATCCTTAATAATGCAATATAACCATGCAACACTCGCAACTATACAAGCAATTCAGGCGCAAGCGCCACGCCAAGATAGCAACGGACATCACAGCTATGGCACTATTCATAGTCGCCCTTGCCTTGGTATTACTAACCATTAAATTCATATAAACATGACAATAGCACAACTAATAACAGCACTGGAGAAAGTGGAGGATAAAGAGGTACAGGCAGAACTCTACACGAACCCTGATAGCTTTCAACGGCTAACAGTACAACACCAACTGGACGGCACAGCATATATTATGATTGACGGACATAGGAGCGAACCCAAGACAATTGACATATTATCAGAGAATATTGGCGATAACCACTATTAAACATGAAAAAATACAAAACAAAATCAGAGAGGCAGTCGACCGATACAAGAAAGACAACCCTCTTAATGCAGGAGAAAACACAGCGGTGGAGTCTATCAACGGCATACTGGCGTTATTAGACTATTTACAGGAGGCAGACGAAGAAATCACAATCCATTGCGACAATTGTCAGCACGAAATAACAATATAACACCATGCACATCTATAAAATACAAAACATCTGGTACATCACAGTACGCAAAACCCTGTCGGTACACCAAGACTATGACCTAGACAAGGCGCTAGGCGAGGCATTAACAGCGATAACAAACAATTAACATGACAAAAGAACAACAAATATATCTATCTACACTCAAAGATCTTGCAAAGAATGGTTTTGGAGGTGTAATAGCTGATTATAAAGGAAAAAAGATGACCATAAACGAGATTATCAAACAATTAACAAACAATTAATATGGACGAATCAAATAAACAGTATGCAGAGAAGTTAAAAGAAACATATATCTTTCTTACCGAACAGGGCTTCTTTCTTTTGGACGAAGAAGAAGACGGCACAGACATTTGGCGACAAGGAAAAGACAAGCCTAAAATGGATATAGAGATAAAATTTATCAGACACCTAGATAACTTATAATAACCATGAACATTAGACAACTACGCAAGGACACGTCCCTTTATTTCGAGCGCTTTAACGAGCAACATGAGGACAAAGAAAAAGTAGAAGATCTGCTAATCAAAGCTAATCAGCTATTGATAGAGTATTTATCAATCACAGATCGTGATGATGATGTGACATATATCAAGCACGCCGATAACGATAAACTATAATGAAAATCAATCAAGACAATGTGACAGAAGTAATAACACAAGCTAAAAAATCATTAAAGAACGCAAACAAATTTAATCCCACAGAAGAATTTAATCCAATTAAGGCAGATGATGAGAGATTAAAGCAAAGAATAAAAGCAGTAGAAGATCTTGTTGACTTAATCAATCATGTTATTGACATGAAACTAACAGACATCATACCCCTTATAAACGAACAGCACATGACCTACGCGCAGATCGCCAAGCGCTACAACCGAACGCCTATAACAGTGAACAGGTGGGTGGCAAAGCTACGCAAGGCAGGATACGCCGTACTACCGCACCAAGGGCGACCACGATTAACAATTAAATAAATAGTAATATGAAACACACAACACAACCATCAGAAAGAGACTTAGGTGAAATGAAAGAATTATTATGGGAACTATTGACGGAGTTTAGAAGTCAAACACATGAATATAGAAGAAAGGTAGATGAAAACGGCTTTGACTTTAATGATTTCGCCAATTGGATCAGGCGTATTAATGTGACCGATCAACAATTAAATAGATAGTAATATGAAACGAGAAAAAAGAATGGGTAGGAAACTACAAAAAGACGACCTAATGGACGCCCCACTTAATAATGAAAACCCTTATACATCGAGATTGCTTGACTAAAACTCGACATCTTCTTCAACAGTCGCGTCACGACTTTCTATATTGTCAGTCACTGTCACGGATTCTATACGCCGTACAACCGCATAATCGTCTTTATTCTTGAAAGACCATGACATCGAGTCCATACCACCGCCACCGCCACGAACAACAACTCCAACAGCCGAAAGGTTCTGGAGTATTGTTTGTATTATCTCGGATTTCAACCCAACGCGATCGGCAATAGTCGAGGTAGTGACGGCGTGTTCAAAATCTTGCTCTGCTAGTATATGCAGACAGGCACGCTTCTCCTCGTTAGCCAACGAGTAGCCAGTCCAGTCAATGATTGCCAACTCACGCTCGCCAAGCTCATAACTCCCGGTATCGGCATGTCGCATGATAGCCAACGCCTTAGCGATAGCTGTTAGTTGCAACGCCACACGCATAGGGTAGGCAGGCACAGGCAGTCGGTCAATATCTCCATTCCATTCCTTGTGGGAAGCTGTACGCACTGTTTCAGCGAAGGTAGCCACCTGTATTATGCGCTGTACTACGGATTCATCTAACTCAACGTGTACATCAACATGCGACTTAACAACCTCCTCAATGTATTCTCTATATAGGTCAGCCAACAGCCCGTCTAGCTCTTTACCAAAAATGTCACGATTTAGCGCCAAGTGCGTAGCCTTCTTAGCGTCAAACTCTTTCATTCGATAGTATATAAAACGCTCTCCCATGTCTGCCACCTCTTCAAAGGTTGCATATATAGAGGGTGTAGACCCAGCGATCACGCCCAAGTAGCCAGACCACTTCAATGGTTCTGTGAGGTTACCACTATACTTGGTCATCTCGCCGTCAAAGAGCATACGGAACTGTGACAGGATAGTCGCGCGACTTTCACCACTCTTGCTCATAAGGACAGTAAGGTCGGAAATAGCAAGCATACCTTGCGCCCAGTTACTGCCGTCCTTGTTCTTAAGTAGTGATGTATTACCCTCCTTGCTTTTAGCGCCAGACAATAGGGTGTTCTCGGTAAGGTCATCTACACGCTTGATAAAATCTTTGTTGGCTTCTGCAATGGGTCGTAGGATTTGCGACTTACCACCAGAAGACGCACCGATAACAACTGCCCAGACAGGGTCGGTTAGTTTAAGCCTGTTGGCGATGACAGTGGCAACGGAGAAGTCGATGACTGATGTGTCGTCAAAGTACTGGTACTTCTGTATTTCTTTTTTGATGTCTGGTAGTGTCATAATTTATTTATCTCCTTAACTGCCTCACTAAACGACACGCCATGCAGGTGCATGTATGCCTCTATACTATCCACAACCTTGGAGCAACCAAAGCAATAGCAATTGTTACTCTTAGGATAGTAAGTAAGAGAGGCGTTAGTATCGTTATGCCAAGGGCAATTCATTTTATTGTTTCTAAACTCCAATAGATTAGTAAGTGGATACTCCTTAGCGTTAGTAACCGCGTCAGAGGAGAACGTCTTGCGCTTTGTGTCCACAGGTGCTATCTTAGTATGCTCCTTGAGGTATGCCTCATGAAAGTGTACAGACTGAAAAATAGCAATACGCCTGTGCATATCCTCCGTTACCTCCTCAATATCCTCAAAGCAACGTGCTGTTTTCATAAGCTCATGCAAATCTCCTCCGTGAATAACCATATCGGAGATGTCGTTAATCTCACTATCATTAGGTATAGGAAATAGGACAACTTTAGCCCGAGGTAAATAGTTAAGTATCTTAACTGTACCCTGCGCACCTGCCTTGTCATCGTCCATTGCAACCAACACCTCCTTATCATTTAGTAGCTCAGCCCAATCCTCTTGGAACGACAACGCACCGCCAGTGCTAGTCACTGCTGGAATACCGTTTGACCAACATACAAGAGCGTCATTTTGTCCCTCACAGATAACGACAGTGCTTTCGTCTTTTATCTTATCAGCACCATATAAAGAGACACTAGCGCCCTTGTCATACATATACTTAGGATCCATTTCAGACACAGGATCTCTTCGATAATTACAAAATATTGTTTTACCTTCGAGATTTCGCACAGGATACACAATTCGATTGCCGTCCCAACTAATACCAAAATCCTCTAAAGTCTTTTCGCTTATTTTCCTTTCTGCAAAGAATTGTTTTATGTGATCTGGTAAATTCATATTTTGTTTAGTATTGCACAATCTCCAAATTCTTCTTTAGCGCGCTCATTATATACTTTCGCCGCCTCGATAGCCGTCTTATATGTTCCGAGTGAGAGAAGTTTGTTGTCAACTCTTATGCGCGCCTCGTATGGTTTCGTATTCTTTAGTCTCTCAAAATAAGAAACACCGCGATAACCGCTCTTATTCTTCCTAACAACATTATGTGCGTTCTGACTCTTAGTAACCACTCTTAGATTTTCTCTACGATTATCTAATCCATCATGATTGATATGATCTACGACCACGTCACCCTTAGGTTTCATTATAAGGTTGTGCATGAATAAGCTTTTATCTCTCGATAAACTGTGTTGAGCATATCCATTCTTTCCATTAGTCCTCCCCGATTTTCTATAATGCCACTTATATTTATTAACCAATTCATAATCTTCTTTATCTACTATTGCCACCCTCCCCTGTGTTAGTTCTATTTCCATGATTCTATTATTAACAAAAAGCGAATACCAACTGCTCGCCTCACACAAAGGCATTGGTATCCGCTTACTATTAATAATATGTAAAGAATGTGATATTTGCATACCAATAATTATACTCTGACTTTCCACATCTGCCAAATGGCAACCTGTGGATAACCTGGCGTAAGTATGATAGGATAAACACATGCAACTTTACAACCACCAACAAACTATTGTCGATGACGACATGGACAAGTGTCTTCTCGCACTAGGAACTGGCGCTGGTAAAACTTTTACAGCACTACATCTCGCTGTTGGCAAGACACTGGTCATCGCTCCCAAGACAGTTCGTGATGATCGTGTATGGGAAAACAATCTCGACAAGTCAGGTGTCACTAATGTGTCACTCACAGTGATAAGTAAGGAGGACTTCAGACTTGATAAGTTTCCACGCATTCACTACGACACTATCATAGGTGACGAGGCACACGTCCTCGCTGGTGTAACACCAGACATGCGGACTGTTAAGCGTAAGCCCGTGCCTAAGTGTTCTAAAATCTATGAGAAGTTCATGGAATATATACAAGAGTTCCCTCCTAAGCGACTGTACCTCGCCACAGCCACTCCTATACGCTCACCTATGACAGTCTATGGACTTGGTGCAATGCTCGGTCGCAAGTGGAACTTCTACGAGTTCCGTGACGCTTTCTACTTTCCTGTAAAGAAAGGCTACCGCGAGTTCTGGATTCCGAAGAATGACCCGTACACCAAGGAGAGGTTAGGTAAGGTGGTACAGAAGCTCGGATACACAGGTCGCCTTGATGATTACTTTGATGTGCCAGAACAGACATATCGTGAACATAAGGTAGAGCAGACGGCTGATCAGAAGAAGGCTATCAAGGATATTGCCCTAGAGTTCCCTGACCCTCTTGTGTTGACTGGTAAGAGACATCAGATTGAGAATGGTGTCCTTAAGGGTGATGATTTCTCACCTGATGTCACAATTTGTGACCTCAAGACAGAGGCAATACTAGATTTTGCCCTGGAGTTCCCGAAGATGGTGATATTTACTAAATACACACAGCAGATTGAGAAGATCAAGGACGCATTAAAGGACTATAAGGTACTCACACTGCAAGGAAGTACAAAGGACAGAGAGAATGTTCTAAAGGACGCAGAGGCTTCTGATGAATGTATTATCATTATACAGTCGCAGATTAGTGCAGGGTACGAGTTGCCCAGCTTCCCTGTTGTAGTATTCGCCTCTATGTCCTACTCTGTTGTTGATAGGATACAGGCAGAGGGGCGTGTCTTGCGTGCCAACGCCCTGAAGAAGAACTTGTACATAACACTGGTGACTAAGGGTGGGGTTGACGAAGCAGTAAATAAGAGTATTAATAATAAGGTAGACTTTAGTGAAAAGATATATGCACAAGAGAGAGGCTGAGTTCCAAACATACTTTAATAGTTGGCTACGTAACGTCCACAAGGAGACGGGGCTTTATGAGTTAAAGGTGGCTGTCACAGACAAACTGCTTATGTCACGACTTGAGGAACACCAGAAGGACTGGCTACTGGCAGTGAAGCATGGTACAGCAGTACACAAGATGCCAGACGCAGGATTCACCAACCCTGCTGACTGTTGGTGTATGACGGAGCAACCCGCCTATGTAGTTGTGAAGTATTATGGAAAGGAGGACTTCTTCCTTATAGACATTGACGACTGGTGCAAGGAGACGACTAAATCCCTCAAGTACGAAAGGGCGAGAAAGATCGCCTCCGTTATATCATATAAGATATGTCAAACGTGCGGTAAACATATACCCATGTACAAGCAAAAGTATTGTAGTGACAAATGTCAGAGACAATAAAAAAGCACCCGTAACAGGTGCTTTTTTCACCAAGTGAAAACCGTTTCTTAAAACGCCTCTTCCTCTGACTTTGTTTCTTCAGCAGGCGCTTCTTCATCTTTAAAGAAGTCGTCCTCTGGCTCTTGTGAACCTCCGTCTGCCTTGTCAGCGTCTGTTAATTCCTTAACAGTTTTACCACCCTCACTTGCTGAGATGTTCTCTCCATAGTAAGTGAAGATCTTTGCTCCATTCTTACCCTTTGATACAGGATCTTTGATCTCTGTAAGCTCAATAGTAAGTGGGTCTCCTACTCGCAAGTTATCTGTTGCAGATAGTACGAATGGTAGGAACTTCACGCCTACGTTGATAAGCTCTCCATCAAGTTGCTTGATAGTGATACCTCGTTGCTCTGAGAAATCATCCTCTTCTGGTCGGTAGAAAGCATCAGCGATGTATCCCTGTACTTTATCTCCAACCTCTGATCCCTTCCAAGACTTCCAGTTTCCCCAGGCCTCGTCCCTTGGTCTTGTTAGCGATTGCTCTTTGTAATTGTCGAAATTTGCGTCTGTCATGTTGTATTTCGTTAGTTATTAATGAGGGTTATTCACCCACATTAAAAGTGTATCTTAAACAGGGATATTGTCAAGTGGATAACTCTACTTGCGTTGTGTATACATTATGCTAATATTCACATATGGGGATAACCCATATTAATAACAAATAACACAGAAAATAATATGATAACAGAAGGACAAGTATTAATAGTCGCACTTGAATCGGGATTGGCAGGATTTTTACTAGCACTATTAATTATGCTTATAGTATGGAGTAACAACCAATAATATGTATATAAAATCACCAACAGAGGTGCTAGAGGAGTTAGCACAGCTAAGAGAAGAATCAATAGAAGCAGACGTAGAAGAACCACAACCAGAACAAGTGGAAGAACCAATACAAGAATAATGACTAAACCAAAACACGACACAAAAATTCCAGAATACAACGCATGGAGGAATATGCGCCAGCGTTGTACTTATAAAGCTGGACACCTGTATAAATACTATGGCGCTAGAGGTATTCGTGTTTGTGATAGATGGGACAGTTATGATGTTTTCTTTGCTGATATGGGAGAAAAGCCAGCACCTGACTATGAATTAGATAGAATAGACGTGAATGGAAATTACGAACCAAAAAACTGTCGCTGGGCTAATAAGAAAACCCAACAAAGAAACCAACGGCGAACAGTGTTCATCACACACAACGGAGTAACTAAGAAAAGGTGTGAGTGGGCGGAGGAGTTGGGAGTTAACGAAAGCACAATACGAAAGAGACTTGTGAGAGGTCATACAGTTGAAAGAGCACTGAGTCAGTATAACCATAGAATGAAACATGAAACAAAACTATAATCTCCCAAAACCCTATTTGTCGTACAGTGCGTTTTCCATGTGGAACGCTAGCAAAGTAAGCTATCGTAAGAGATACTATCTCAACGAAAAGCCCTTTCAGACAGCGGAAACTATCTTCGGGAAATGTATCGCCGATAAACTTGAGGTTGGCGATGCTCCTGATGGCATTGTTAAATATGAAAAGCCGGAGTATCGAGTTGATGTGGAGTTAGATGATGGCTTGAAATTGTTAGGGTATTTAGATGGGTTTAATCCCAAGGACAACAGTATTGTGGAGATAAAAACAGGTCACTTAACCAAGGACGGCAAAGTGCCCTGGAACAAGCTCAAGGTACGGAAGCACAAGCAGTTGGTATTCTACTCACTGCTAGTCCAGCTGAAGCATGGCTCTGTTCATCCAGAGACAACACTCCAGTGGTTCGAGACTGCATTCCAGTACGAGACGCGAGAGTTCGATGGTCACATCCTGAAAGGTAAGACAAAAAATCTTGCCCTAACGGGAAGAGTTGAAACATTCAAACGCAACATAGAACAATGGGAAATAGACAAGATGAAGGAGGAGATTATTGAGGTTGCGCACGCAATATCTAACGACTATACAGAATGGCAAGCAAAAAACAAATAAGTGAATATTTCAGCCGAATGGCTAAAGAGAATCATCGGAAGAACCCACGCCCGAAGTCGTTTTACCGCGACATGGTAAATAAAAGATGGGAAAAGGAGAAATTATCAAATAAGAAAAAATAACCATGAACGAGGAAAAACTAGAAGCATACGCAAACATAAAGAAACAGATCAAGGAGCTTGAGGTAGCAGAAAAAGCCCTGAAGGCAGAAGTGCTTGATGAAATTCTTAAGGCGGGCGAGAAGCACGTGGTACGTCCTTACGGGCAATTCACAAAGTGCGTACGAAAGACCAGCTGGAAGTACTCATCAGACTTAACAGAGGCACTAGAGGATATTGACATCAAGAAGCTCGATGAGCAGGAGTCTGGTGTTGCTAAGTGCAAGGAGACAGAGTATATAACATTTAAATAATATGAACGCAAAAGAACTCATGGAGGCTGTCCAAGATCACAAAAACAACAGGAAGGACTCTGGTCTGTACCGAGATTATGCGACTGGTGAATGGGTAGCGTGGGCACGTAAAACCAGGCTAGATGATTGGGGTGATGGTGAAAGGGAATTTCGCGGCAACACTCGTGAAGAGGCCGCCAATCTATTGTTATCAGAATTAAATAATAATAATATGAACGCAAAAGAACGTAAGAATCATCCAGTGTATCGAGGAGTAGTTAAATACTTTCCAGATGCTTTAATGGCAGTTGCCAATCTTAGCTTTGTTGCAAACGAGCAACACAATCCTGGAACCGAGATGCACTGGGATAGAAGTAAGTCGGGAGATGAAGGTGATGCACTCATGAGACACCTCATCCAAGCAGGTACAATGGATGATGATGGTATGAGGCACTCTACCAAGGTCGCGTGGCGAGCACTCGCCCTCTTGCAGAAGGAGATCGAAAACGAATAACAAAGAAAAAAGCACCTATCACTAGGTGCTTTTTCTGCAATAAAGAGTTCAATCTTTACTTATTCTGCTGATTCTTCTGTAGCTTCTTCAGCTACTTCTTCTGCTTCAACAGCAGGAGCTTCTTCAACAGCTTCTGGTGCTACATTTTCTTCTGACATAATGTAATTTATTGTTATCGATACTAATAAAT